ACATAATTATTATTATCGGACGTAAGACTCTTATTTTTCCTTAATAAGGGGGGGCTTAAAAATCGACCTTTCCCCCTCCAGTCCTCTCGATTATATATATACCCAAACAAGTTCGTAAAGGATTTTTTGTGAAACCTAAAGAGACACTTCTTAAAACATGTAAGTTAAGTTCTTGTTGTAACACCTTCGAACCTTCTAACGGTAGGCTCTATTGTTCCGATAGGTGTAAGGCAAGGGGAAAGGTTCGTTCCCCTGCAAGTAAGGCTAGAAGGCGAGTCAGGGCTAAGGCGTATAAGAAAGAAGTCCGCAACACCCTCATTTCTGACCTCTCCGAAAGGTACGGTTTTGTATGTTGGTATTGTGGTATTGAGCTTACTAGCGAGTTACATGTAGACCATATAATCCCTAGTTCAAAGGGGGGTAGTGATGATTTGAGCAACCTAGCCTTAACCTGCAAATTCTGTAACCTCGCAAAAAATTCTGAAAATTTATCTGATTTCTTGGAATGGCTGCATAGACCAAAGGAACTGTTATATGAAAGACGTTAAGCTTACAAAGGAACAATTCACAGAAGGCGTTGTGAAACGAGGATGGACATGGGTAGAAGGAAAGAGTGACGCGGAAATTGATGGTATTGTAGTTAAGCTTAAGAACGGTCATAAGTACTATGTACCAATGGCAACACTTTATGAGGGGGTATATGCAGTATTGGGAGGTCGCGATATATACCACATGTCCCGCGTGGTGGGGTATTACTCTAAGATACAGAACTGGAATGATTCTAAGCTAGGAGAACTGGCTGATAGGCAAAAGGGTAATTTTAGGATTAAATGATTTATAAGGAGTTCTGCAAGTGGTGTTGTTAACCACACCCTTATAGGCGAGTTGCCTGAAACAAGGCTAATCTATAAGGCTTTCAAGGATAACAACCTTGGCTCCTTACCATTTTAGTAAGGAAATAAAGAGGACAGAGTAGAGATCAAACGCCTTATAAGGGGCTGGTTCACTCTATAAGGAATACTCGAAAACTCTTTCGCTAACTGACAACCACAGCCAGACGGTTAGCTTACTTACTAATTTTCAAAGCTAAACGAGCGCGAAGCAGGAGAAGAAGTGGAAGATAAGCAGAAGAACTATCTAATCAATTTAAAGGCAAAGCTTCATAAGGCAGAAGACAACATCGCCTATTTCGCTGAGGAGTTTGTTAGTAATGATATTACTAGTAAGCGCATCCCCGATTTTCATAGGGAGATATATAGTCTTATAGCCCAGCTTAAAGGCTTCAACGTAGTTGTTGCTCCAAGGGGGCACGCTAAGAGTACACTTTGTAGCGTTATCTTCCCTTTATGGTGTGCTATGTATGGCAAGCGTAAGACTATCAAGCTGGTATCGGCATCTCAGAACCTAGCGGTAGCTATGATGCGTAAGATCAAGATGGAGCTAGAGACAAACCCGCTTTTTAAGGCTATAGGGTGGCAGTATAGAACCACCAAATGGTCAGAGGCAGAGACTCATCTCAAATCCCTTAAGGGGGATATTATAGAGATACAGGCTGTAGGAGCGGGTGGTCAGATAAGAGGCTTAAGACCCGATTTAATCATCATGGATGATATAGAGGAGGATGAGGGTGTTAGGTCTATTGAGCAGCGTAGGAAGCTACAGGAGTGGCTTAATAAGGCTGTTATAGGCACATTGTTACCTGAAGGGCAGATAGTTATGATCGGTACTATCTTGCATCACGATTCGTTATTGCAGAACATCTTAGATAACCCTTTAGGCTGGAGCACCTTGTTTTATCAAGCCTACCACAATGCGGAGCAGACCCCCGAAAATGTCTTATGGAAAGAGCAGTTCTCCCACGAACAGTTGCAAGAGCGAAAGAAGACCCAAGGAAGTTGGGCTTTCGCAAGTGAGTACCTCAATCTCCCCATCTCGCCAGACGATGCACCATTCAAACCAGCCGATGTTAGATACTATAAGGAACTCCCAGACAAATACTCAATGGTGGTGGCACTCGACCCAGCTTATACAGAGGGAAACCAATCTGATTATAAGGTAGCTGTATGTATCGCGCGTGACCATGAGAACAATAGGTATCTAGCTGAGTATGTATGCACCCGCCTTCCAATGGCTGATTATATGCAGGCAGCGTACAACCTAATAATGAAATATAAGAATAAGATTACTACGGTGGGATTACCTACTGGTAGAGAGGTTGATTTTAAAAACAAGTTTATAGAGTTTTGTGGGCAAAAGGGTCAATACTTTAATTACAAGGATTTAAAGAACACCACAGGCGTTTCAGGTCATTTATCTGCTAGGGGTAAGGAAGCCCGCGTTATTGCATCCTTACAAGGTTTATTTCAGCAAGGTAAGTATTACCTGAAGCTTGGACATGATATGGCAATAGACCAGCTTGCTAGTTTCCCTAGGGGCAAGCATGACGATATACCTGATGCGATGAGTTATGCAGAACAGATTATATTACCAGTTTATTTTGATGAGGATTACGATGGGGATTACGCCCCTGAAACCACCCCTAACTTTGGGGCTTTTGGATACGGAGAGGATTAATGGCTACTAAGAAAAATGATAAGAAGCAAATATACTTCCCCAAACCTGATGATTTAGCTGAGCACTGGCTAGAGCAGGTTGATGAGGCAGAGAATAGTCGCGAGGAGTGGGTAAATAAAAGGCGTAAGTATTCTAATATGCGTAGGCGTATTAGAAAGAAGAAGACGTTTCCTTTTGTTGGGTGTGCTAACGTAAAGATGCCTACCATTGAGACCGCAATCCGTAAGCTAAAGGCTAACCATGTTAATGGTATTTTTGGTATTAGACCTGTAGTACAGGCTATCCCGCCAGCTTCTATGGCTTATAATGATATGGCTATGAAGGTTGAAAAGTTTTGTGACCATTTGATTATGGATGTTGATAAAGCAAAGATACGGTCTGTACGAGCTATTGACCAAGAGTTAGAGCAGGGATTTGTAGTACTTAAACCTTACTGGAAATACGAGGAAACTAACAGAGTTGAAACTTTTAAGATTGAGGAATTAACCCAGCAACAGGCAGAGTTTATATATAATCCTCAAATCACAACTGAGCAGTTATTGCAAGGTTTGGTACAGGAACTAGAAGTTGATATGTCTGATAAGGTTGCTGCTGAGAATATAGAGGAACTTCAAAAGGTAGCTGATAAGATATTAGATGGTGAAGATAACATCAAATTCACTCTATGCGATGTATTAAAGAACCATCCATCCTTTGAAGTTTATCACGCAGACAGAGTATATGTTCCCGCTGACGCTACTGCTGATATAGAAGACTTACCTTGGATAGCATTTGAGATGTTCTTACCTTATGACCGCCTTAAGCAGAACGCTAAAGTACGCGGGTGGGATGAGGCTGCTATAGAGGATATGGATAGCATGAGAACATTTAAAGAGGATGATATTAATAATTATCTTGCTAATGATATCAAGAAGATTTCAGATATGGATAAGGAAGTAGTCCGAGAAGGTATTATGAATCTTAACAATCCATCAGGGCTTGTTAGGATAATGGAGTTTTATGCTTGGACTGATATAGATGGTGATGGCGAAGTTGAGAAGGCATACTTTTGTATAGCCCCAGACTTTAAGAAGGTTCTAAGAAAACCTATTACATTACCATTTAAGAATGGTAAGTTCCCTGCTATTAAGCTTTCTAATGAGGAGACAGAGGATAGGTGGTATTCACCTAGAGGCATCCCAGAGTTGGGCGAGGATTTGTATAAGGAGATTGATGTTCAGCATAACGCTAAACTAGACTCTATGACTATCCGTAACGCTCCTATGTTCTCATTTAAGGCTGGTGTAGTTAATCCTAAGATGGTTAAGTTTATTCCCGCGCAAGCAATACCGCGTCAGGAAGCAGACGATGTAACCATGTTAAATAACACCAATACACAGGCTGATTATTCTTATGATAGAGAGCAACAGATACTTGAATCTAAAATTGAGGGCTTAATTGGTCAGGTTGATTATGGCTTACAGGCTCAGGTTAATCGTAGACAGCCTAGAAGTGCAACAGAGGTTGATGCTGCTAGAAGTAGTCAGGAGATAATTTACAGTTTAGATTCTGAGTTACAGATAGAAGCTTTTGGTCAGTTGTTCCAATGGTATCTTGACCTATGGTGTCAGTATGGTAATGACGCTGAGGAGATTGCATACTTCGGTCAGGAAGGTTGGGAGAAAATTAGATTAACCCGCGAACAGATACAGGGTCATAGACTCGTACTTCGTGGTAATGATAGAAACACTAACCCGCAAGTAAAAATGCAGACAGCACAGTTAATACTTCAGGATGTTTATTCTGCATTACAGACAGGCTCAGCTACTCCGAAAGAAGTTTATAATGCTCGTAAGAGATTCTATCAGGCATTAGGAGAAACACAGCCAGAGCTTTATGTTAAAGAACCAGAACCAAAGAAGCCAGAACTTAATCCTGAGATTATTAAGACTATCGCAGATAAGCTTACGGCTACTGAATTGGCTCAGGTTAAACAGTTGACGGGTATACAGCCAGACATGCAAGGTGCACAAATCCGTGAAGGATTAGACCTTTCAAAAAAGAAGGCTGATATAGATAAAGTACAGTCAGATATACAATCGGATATGGTCAATACCTTATCTGATGGCATATCAAAAATCAGTAAAGACGAAATAGAAAGGATTAAGAATGGTAAAGAAGAAAAGTAATGTAGAAAAAGTAGCAACACCAGAGGAACTTTCAGAACACCTAGCTAGAGCTAGTGCGATAGAGGCGATTTCTCATACTGACGGTTGGCGTATGTTAATGGAAGACGTAATGTTATGGAAAGAAAGAATCGTCAACCAGATTATATACCTCGACAAAGATAGTAAAGAATTTCAATCTGCTCGCGTATTAGCAGTAGCCTTGAGTCAGTTACCAATACTCATTGGTCAATACTCAGGAGTAAAGGAGCAAATTGAAGCTGACCTTAAAACTGGTGATGATGCTACCACTTCTATTCCTAAATATTGGGATAACCACTAATATGGCTGGCTTAGACCCAATTAAACATTTACAAGCAACTCTGTTCTCAGAGGCTATTAAAGCGAATGGTATCAAAGACTTTGAAGAAGATGCTACCAATATTGCACAAGTAATGGCTAAGAGGTTTGCTGACCCCGACAGATATGATTCTGGATGGGATAAGGTATTAAACCAAGGACAGTTCAGCGGTATTAACTCACCCGAATATCAAAAGGTTATCAGCGGTAAGCTTACTGAGGATGAACAGAGATATTCTAATAAGGCGAGACAGATAGCGTTTATGGTAGGCTCTGGCAAAATAGTTGCTGGCGATGCCGACCATTATGTTGCTTTAGATTATAAGAATGAGGACAGGAACCACTTTTCTAATTTGTATCCTGAGACCCACAAAACAAAGGGTCATAGATTTATGAATGAAGAAACGTGGGATAGAAAGAAATTTTAACGATTTAAAAATCGAGTGACTGGCGTAACTAGTGGAGGCTTAATGTTAGTAGAAGACGACGTAGTTCAAGATTCGTCCCTTGAAGATGATGTAATAGAGGATTCATCAACCTTGGAAGATACGCAGGTTCAGCCATCCGATTCAGAGGATGTAAAAGAAAATGTAGACGATGATGATGTTATAGTCCCGACAGACCGTCCAGCAAAGAATGTCATAGCCGAACTTGAGAGGAAACTCAACAAGTCAGAGCAAGACAGCAATTACGCTAGGATACAGGCTGAAGACGACAGAAAGCAGTTAATATCAAAATTCGATGAACTTGCCAGTACCATGCAAAAGACTCAAGGTAATCAAAACACTGGAGCTTTAGATAGAAACCAATTGATGACCATGATTCAACGTGACCCAGATAACACCGCATATTACCAAGCTGAGATTAACAAAATGGACACTCAGGAAATTATAGATAAGCGGATGGATGTTATGAAGCAAGAGTCTACTAAAAAGGAACGAGAGCGTGAATATACATCGTTGCGTAAACAATCTTATACCGATGTTGTCCAATCCTATCCTAAAGCAATAAAGGACGGACGATGGGACGATAGTGACCCAGTGGTAAGAAGAATGTCGCAAATACTTCACACGCAAAAAGACCCGCTTAGTAATCAATTGTTAAAAGATCATCCTATGGGATTAACTGTAGCGTTTAATCAGGCATATCGCGAGGTTTCATTAACGGATTCAGTCAAAGTTACTGATGAGCTTAAGCATGCGAAACGCAATGTTAAAAAACTACAGAAGACCACATTTACTGAAGGTGGGGGAAAGGCTCCCGCGTCAGGTGGTTCAAATAAAAAACGTCTTGCTCAGTTAAGGCAAGCTGGAATTAAATCAGGAGATATGACACAGTATCTCATTGAATCAGGTCTAGCAAAGCATACGATGGGCGAGATATAATAGGAGTAATAAAGTGGCTGATACAATTACATATACATACGATAACGAGGCAATCAAAGAGGATTTACTTAATTTGATTGCCAATGTAGACCCTGTAGAGAATAAACTTCTTTACGGTTTAAAATCGTCTACAGCAAAACAACCTATTCATAACTGGTTGAATGATACACTGGGTGCAGTAGGAGCTAACGCTGCTGCTGAGGGAGCGTCACTAGAGGGTGGAACACGTACTAATCCTTCAAGAGATGTAAACTACACTCAGATATTCACCAAGGTTATTGCCATTCCTGAGACGGAAATCGCAAGTGATGCTGCTGGTATGTCCAACAGATATGCTTACGAAATGAACAAGGCTCTCAAGGAGTTTGGTAATGACGTTGAATATGCGTTGATGCGTGGTACGCTCGTATGTGGTGCTGGTACAACTGCTCGTTCAATGAAAGGTGTCAAGACTTTCGCGTCTACATTGAAAACATCACAATCTGGTGTTTCTTTGTCAGAGAGCATTTTCTTGTCTTACCTTGATGATGCGTGGGCACAGGGCATCACCCTAAAGGAAACTTATATGGGTGCTGTACTCAAACGCAGAGTCAACGAGTGGACTGCTAACTCAACCAAGAATATTGATTCTACTGATCGTAGACTTGTCAACTCTGTTGATGTCTATGAAGGTACGAATGGTATTCAGAAGATAATGAGACACAGATATATTACAGTTAGTGGAGACAATAACTATGATATGTTGATGTGTGACCCTCAGTATCTTGCTCTTGCTTGGTTAGAAGGCAGGAAACCAAAGAGTTCACCTCTTGCTAAGATTTCTGACGCTAAGCGTTCAGCTATCATAGGTGAGGCTACTCTGGAAGTGCGTCACGAGAAAGCAGTACATCTCGCACAGGCACATCTCTAAACAGTAAAGTGTTGTCGGGGGGGCTTAATTGCTCCCCCACTCACTTCGGAGAAAAAATGGAAGTAAAGACTACTAATAAATGGGAAGCTTACGAAGCATTGATTAATGTTGTTTTAAGAGACCCTGAGATGGGTGCTGAGACAGCTATTGTAATAGAGAATAATAAGGAAAGGCGTAAGGTATTATATCACGCTACGGGCGCGAGCAAGACTAAGGAATTGCGTATAGCATTGTCTATCCCGCATGACATACTTAGGTCATTAGAAAACTATGGTCGCATGCACCAAGAACCGTTCTTTACAGAGCAAACAGATAAAGACAAAGCGAAGAAAGATATGCACACGTTTATGAGGAAGTTCCCTGTATTCGCTGTGCCAAGCAGAATCTAAGGAGAATAAATGAAGACATTAGGATTAGGCGTTATATGTAAGGACGAGTTTACAGATATTAAAAGAATTATAGATGATTACAACCAGTATTTTGACCAAATAGTTATTACCGTTACCAGTAAGAATAGATGGAAAGAGATATACGCTCTAGGTAACGAAAAGGTAACTATAAACTATTTTGAGTGGTGTGATGACTTTGCTGCTGCTAGAAACTTTAACTTTAGTCATCTTAAAACTGATTGGATTTTCTGGTGTGATTCCGATGATAAGATTGACAACCCTGAAAAGCTATCTGAAATAATCAAGGACGCACCTGTTGATTTAGACCTTGTATGGCTCTACTACTATTATGATATGGTAGAAGGAGTTGAACATTGGCGAGAACGATTACTTAAGAACAATGATACTTTCTACTGGAAAGGCGTTGTTCACGAAAACCTTTTAGCTAAGGAGAATTTGAATTTCCGTATATCATATTCTGACTTAGCAACACTTACACACCAACCCACTGAAGAAAGACAAGAGACATCAGCTACTCGTAACCTAGCATTACTTATTAAGGAATATGAAAAGCATGGGGAAGATACTGACCCGCGCATACTATCCTATATAGGAATGACATTATATGGTATGGGTGGTTATGAAGATTGTGTTGGATTCTTTCAACACCACATTGAGAAATCTGGTTGGAAAGAAGATGTATACAATTCTTGCATTATGTTAGCTAGGGCTTTTCAGTATCTTAATAACTTAGAGGCATCTATTAGTTACTGCTATAAGGCTATTGAAATTAGACATGATTTCCCAGATGCCTATTATGTATTAGCTGAGTTAAAGTTTTATCAAGAAGATTGGGCAGCTTGTGAAGCATGGACTCAAACAGCTTCTAGTAAGAAAATACCTAAGTTTGGTTTACCTATAATGAGACGCGCGAACTACACCTACAGACCAATGGTATTCCTTGCAAATGCTTATCTTCAGATGGGTAGTTTTGAGAAGGCATCTACTTGTATTCAATTAGCTCTTAAAGCATCTAATAACATGCCGTCAGTTGGTAGACAAGTAGAGTTCATTAATGATATATATGCTGAGAAGAAAGTCTTTGAAAACTTCGTAGCTATACATGCCTATCTTACCAAACACGATAAGGATAAGATTAAAGCGTTGGGTGATTTAATACCTAAAAACCTAGCTAAAGATGATAAGTTTATTAAGATTAGAAATGCCGTATCTGAACCCCAGACATGGGTTAAAGATAGCATTGCTATTTATTGTGGTGAAGGCGGTGAGGATTGGGCTGACCCAAGCGTTATAATGGGCATAGGAGGCTCTGAGGAGGCTGTTATCTACGCTTCTAGGGAGTTTGTTAAGCAGGGTCGACATGTAACCGTCTATTGTTCTTGTGGTGACTTAGAAGGCAATTATAACGGTGTTACCTACAAGAACTGGTATGAATTTAACATGAAGGATGCCTTTGATACATTGATATGTTGGAGAGGGTCATTCTTTGAAAGAGAACTTAAAGCTCGTAAGAAGATTGTATGGTTGCATGATGTTCCTGCTGTTAATGAATTTAATAGTAAAGAACTAAAAGCTATTGACCATATACTTGTTCTTTCGGATTATCATAAGACACTACTTTCTGAGGAAGCTCAGAAGATAGCTTATGTAACCACAAATGGAATTAATGTTTGTGACTTTAAGGATGGTATCGAGAAAGAAAGTCATAGGATGTGTTATACATCATCTATGGATAGAGGCGTTGAGCATTTATTAGATATGTG